CAGCCGTTGCAATTCTTTGATGGCAGGTTTCTCTGGCAGGGACTCAAGAAACCTTGAGATGGCCCTAGTGTCACTAACGCCGTCCGGTAGGGCGCTTTCCAGCTCCCAAGGCCAAAAGAACTGACCGCCAATGTTCAGGTAATCCTTACCCTCTACCATATCTCCGCTCTGTGACTGAGGCAGCATTGAAACCGAGGAAAAATCTTTCATCTCGGCGTCACTAGGCATTTCCGTGGTCATCAGGTTGGGCTTACTGTCATCGCCCAAAAGGCTCTGAATACGATTTTGTAGCATTTGATCCATTAGGGTGTACTCACTGTTACATTCCCAACTGAAGCCGTAACCGACTGGCCTGATGGGTATGTTTGATGGTTATAAAGGTCTCTAAAACTATTACCGTCAAACGCTTGGTGGATTTGATTAGTAGTATTAAAGATTATACTGCCTGTTGCAAATTGAAGCTCGCTAATCTGACCAGAGTTATAGTGCGGAGATATCGTGAAATCTACCGCCGAAAGATTAATCTCTAAGATCCGAATCAGGCGATTGAAGGTTTCTGAGCTAACAGAATCGCCCTGAGAGAAGGGTAATCTTGTCTCAAGAAGCCTGCTCATGCACGTCCGCCACTCGGCTGCATATCAATTCTTGTCGATCCAAGCCGCCATTTATAACCTTTTTGGTCGGCAGCGGTATTATCATCATCACTCTCAAACCGAAATACAACCTGCCTTGCTCTCGTTCTGACGCTGCTAAACGTAGACGTTGGCGTAACCTGACTGGTCGAGTCGGTTATCAGGCTCTCGCCGGGATAATTTCGGCTTTTCAATACAATATTCATCGCAGGGTCAACGCTCACGCCAGACTGGGTAACAAATTTCATGTCAGGGATGATCTTCTTGACGAAGGTAAAAGAGTCGCCAGAGGCAATGTCCAAGTCCGCGCTCTCAATAAAGACGTTGGTCATGGCGTCTTGATTGTCATCAAAGCCAGTCTCATGCTGAAAGATGCACTGCTGCGAGCTGCTCGTTGCCGTGGCATACGGCAGATCTTCGATCCCCACGTCAAGCCATGCGTAACGAATCAGGCTGCCGACAGACCAGTGGTTCTCTTCGTAATTGTAGATAACGTACCGGCTGATTTCTCCTGTGCCATCTTCGAGGCTAGGATAAAAGAACCAGATCTCGCTGAACTCGGTGTTCACGCCCATGTGACACTTAAAGGCTTGGTCAAGGTCTAGGTCTTCAAAGACGTACTCCTGAACCGTGCAGGGCAAACGCTTAACCGAGCCGGAGTAGAAGTAAAATCCAGTCTTGCTTGCGTAAAAAACGCCGTTTGGCGCATTGACAGCCGACTTTGGCGACAGCAATCCAGAGCCTTCATTGATCAGGTTGATCGCAAAGGTTAATGGTGGCCCGATAAAATTCATGCTGTACAGGCTGGTGTCGGTGAATATCAGGATCTCCTGCCGAGACTTGATCCCGCCGACGATAAAGCTGCCAGACGATAATCGTAAAGAGCCTGCCGTGTTGGTAGCCGTTGGCTCAAAATCCAACTCATTTTCTTGGTCAGAAAAAGCCACCAGCATTGGGTCGATAACATTGGATCGCAGGTTGCTACTGTTAATCGGGTCTGCGCCCAGAACCACCAAGTGCCGGTCTGTCTCGCTTGTAATAACCTGAAGCGCAACTGTCGGAACCAGATTAGCGCCTGACCGGGTGCTAAGGTTAACGGCCCTAGTTGATACGCCGTCATTCTCAATCCACTCATAGATGCCAGCGCCACGCGGATTAATAATTAAATTCTCGCCGTAGTTGTCGTGAGTCCACAGCCTGAGCTGGTTTACTGCGCTAATTGATGACGCTGAGCCAAATCCTCCTGCGCCCCAAGTGCCCACACCCCAGCCGGAAGACTTTACGAATGTGTCCAAGCCAACATTGATTTGGTAGGCTCCGACCACGTTAGAGCCGCCGTTCCCACTGTCTGACGCATTAGCGGTTACCGTTGCGCCTGACGTGTCTTTAGCGATAATTTCATAAGCGTTTACGCTAGTAACTAATGACACTTGATATTCTTGGTTTAGAACTTCGGCGGTAATGGTTCCGCCAAGGGTTGCGGCTCCGCTGAAGGTCACGAAATCGTCGTTTGCTGCGCCGTGCGCCGTATCGGTAACGGTGATGGTAGAAGAGCCATTGGTCGCGCCAAAGGTGACATCACCAGCGGATGTCGTTGCCCTGATAGGCGTTATATCGTAGTAGCTGTTGCCCTCTTCGATATAGTATTTCCACGTAGACCCAATGCCAAGGTAGCGCACACCGCCAAGACTAATCCAAGAGTGTAGCGCCCTGCCTGTGCCGAGATAATAGTTAGAGCCAAGCTTTAGCCAGCCACCCACCTTCTCGACTCGGCCTTTTCTAAACCGAATTAAATTACCGTCTACCCAGCCGCCCTTCGCCGAATAATCAGTGCCTTCCTTGTCGATGCCGGGTTTGAAATCTAGTGTCTGTAATGGCATTAGGCATTACGCCAACCGTATGATCGCACCCGTAGCCGTTGGGCTGGGGAACACGATAGTAAAGTCTCCAGCGGTGCTTGTTTTGTCTCCGCCGAAATCGACCACTGCACAAGCCTTGTCAGCTTGGGTGTCATTGTACAGCATCATGCCTCTCGCCGTAACAGTTGCCGTGCCAAAAGTCAAGTCCGCAAAATCACAAATTGCGGTAGTCCCGCTAGTAGTTGGCGTAACAGAAGTAGCCGTAGCGCCGCCAGAGGTGTAGTTTGTGCCACTGGCCTGCCCTGTCGTTGTAAAAGCCGTTGTCGCAGCGCCTAAAGTTGCGCTCGAAGTGTAAAGCGCAATCTTGAAAGCATTGCCACTAGAAGCGGTAAAATTGTGTGTACCAACTAAAAGCTCTTGCTTAAAGCTGGTGGGAATCGCACTGGTGATAGCCATATCAAAGCTCCTTAATTATTTTCGCCATATCTTCATGGCCCTGAGAGGCCAACAAGCCTCTTATTGTAACTCTGTCAGAGGCCACAGAATTTTTCATACCCATCAATATTAAGGTATAAACTTGATCTCGGAAAGCCTCTGCCTGCAAACGAATATGAGGCGCAGCCTCTTCAGAAATTCCTAATATCTTTTTCGTTGTCTCTTTTGCCCAAAACTCTACGTCATGACCACGATTATGGGTGGTCGAAACCATGATCTGCCCTAGCTGAAAATCTCCCTGTGACATGACTACCCCTTATACGGTTCTGGCGACGATGGCAACTCCACCGTCTCTAGGTTGTGCTTCTTAACCATCTGAGCAAGCTCAGAGCGATCACACACCACCCACTCGCCTTCTGGGTTTGGCATTGCCACCTTGGGGTTAGCCAGCCGGTGGTATCCGTAAAGCCTCTCCTGCAAGGGCACGTTCTGATCTAGCAAGGATGACCGAGGGCTAACGCCAATCTTTATCCCTATTGCGATCATCTTGCAGATCCAAAACTCAAGACACGCCCTGCCAGCCTCAGCAAAGTGCAAGTTGTTCTTATAGCTGAAGTCCATCCCAAACAGATCAACCTCACCAACCTTATTATACGCCGCAAAAGCCAGTGCGTAAGCAACCGTTGTATTCATGTAGGCGCATCTCTGGTCTTTCACCACCTCTTCAAGCGGATACTCAACCAGCGCCGGCACGCGATCATCTAGCTCACACGTATATATCGGCTTCTCAAACTTTGGTAGAAGCTTACGCATGACATTGGTCTGGTTGCCTGCATCATCCGTATCCAAAAACCGGCTTACCGGATCTAGCATGAACACTCTGTCGCACTCAAAAACCGATAGGGCTGAATTAATCACCCATACCTCGTCCCACTCGACGCTGTTCTCTTTGCCGATCACGTAGTCAATTTGACTAGCGCCCAGACCGATTATTGCTATCTTCTTGCCTTCTAACTCTTTAATTGGTTCCAATTAGCTCACCCCTGTCCGTAATAAGTCATACCTGTACTCGTCTCGGGTATTTCGACCTTCACTCAGATTCTTCATCCGAGAGATGCCTTCCTTGAAACGAGCCTCGAAGTTGGCTATTACGTCAGGAGCTTCTTTTAAAAATACAGCCGCCTCAACCAAGGTGCCGTACAGCAATGGATCGGGATGATCCGTTGACAGGATTGTCGTACCAGAGTCGCTGCCAGCGGTCAGTGACGCCGGCTTGTACAGGTAATGCAATTCTGCCGTGTAACCAGAATCTGGAACCGGCGACAGCTCAAAGGCTGCTTCATCAAACAATGAGTAATACTTTGGCCGACCAGTCGTTGTTGTGATCGGGCTATATTCCTTAATGAAAGATGGATGCTTAAAATCCAGATAATGGTACTTGTTGTTGCTATCAATAACCGCCAATGAGAACGGTGCATAGTAATCGCTTGGGGTTGCCAAGAATCGATTGCTTGCCGACAACGTACCCTGCACATTCTTTCTTTGCTCTGGTAGCTGCACCATCTTAAAGATGCGGCTCTCAGACTCCTGAATGAACGTGTTCAGGTTGTTGTTGAACGTAGTCTCATTGACCTGCAAGTAATCCTGCACGGTCGATTTAAGCGTTGCTAACGTGAAGCTCATGACGTAGTTACCTCCACATTCCCAACACTACAGGTTATTCCAAAAGTTTGCAAAGTTGTGCCCAAAATTCCATCTCCCACGTTGGTGTAGACGGTAAAGAAATTGTTGTCATTTCCGTCAGCAGCTTGATCTGGCCTAGTTATCTGCAAAGCCTGCGGATCAAAAGGCGGCGGCTTCGGCATGAGCTGAGGATGCTTAGGTGACCACTGGTCTGGCCCTACTAAGAAGCCGTCCCATGTCATCTTCATATCCTTCAGGCGATAGCGAAAACCCGATATATCACAGATCCCGTAAGCCTTCTTGTTGGATGCGTAAGCCATTAGGCTATGTTATACCCGCGAAGATCAGGGGCTATCCTGAACGATGCCCGGTCTTCGTCTTGACTCAAGGCTCGTTGAAACTCTTCTTCGTACAATCCTTTAAGCATCTGCACCTTTTCTGGTGCTCTCTTTAACGCTAAATAATATGCCAGCCCAGCGGCAAGGCACGGGTAAAACCGAAAGGGTATTTGCAGGGTGTTAACCCCTGCGTCAGCGTCATCCATTCGGCTTAATACGTTTAGGTAAATGTCGTACTTAGCACTCTGATCTGGGGCAGGCCAAACCGTTACGGTTGGGCTAATCTGCTTGTCTACAAAGTATTGATTAGGCTTTCCGGTGCTAGACTTAACCGACATATTGGCATATTCAGCCCGGGACATTCGGCTCAGTGGAACGTCTGTTGATACGCCCCCGATAGTCTCACGAATAAATGCGTCAAGCACATCGATGGTTGCCGTTGGGTTGACCGCATCAATCGTGTACGAGGTCGTATCCTTGACCATCGCTAAAGTTTTTTGATTGATCGTCCACTGATTCAAACCCCTATTTGCCCACTCAGCGAGCATTAGGTTCAGGGATCTGTTAGCAGTTTTCAGGTCGTAGCCGGTGCGAAGCTCTAAGCCGCAACGCTCAAAGGCCTCTTCAACGTAATCAGCTACGTCTAATTCAAAATCTTTACTTCCGCTTACCGCCATCTTTATCACCTGCGTAGAGGTTGTTGAAAACCTGATTCACGTCAAGAGTGTAGTCTAAATCACTTTTGGAGTAGTGGATATGCTGTGACGGTTTAAAGTCTGGCGCACCATCACCCGTTTCAAACCAAGCAGGGTGCGTTACCCTGACCCTGTTGTTGGGTAGCGCGACGATATTGCCAGTCCACTCGCCAGCGTCAAGAAGCTCCAAGATGTGACTCTGTTTGTGTTGCGCGGGGTCATCCGCTATCTCGTTCTCTGCATAATCCACTGTGAAATAATACTTCGCCGGATAAAACTCACCATCAATCTTGGCAAGCCAAGGGCAAGGTGTGCAACGGTCAAGGACGTAAGTAGCGTGATTATAAGAACTGCAATCCCAAGGTTGAGCAGCCCAGACAGGCATTGCCTCAGGCCAATCGTCAAGTGGCGTGTCAGCAACCAAGGCCGTGATAGGCATTCTTGCCCACATGGCTCCACCATGTGCGTTTTGCTCATCGTCATCGTCGTATGTCTCTGCGCCGGTAAAAATCACCTGAAATGACAAGCACCGAGTCGGCATGGTGGTTACAGCAATGGCCATCGCGTGGATGAACTCCCCATGATACTTCTCATGGTTGTGCGTGTATTCTTTGCGAACCCAGCACTTGAAGTGAGGGATGTTGCTCTGAAGGTAAGCCACTAGCGTCCGTACAGTCCACTCTTCTTGGATGAAGGCTTTCTTGCCCCGCCCTTGGCCGAGCCTTTAGTCTTCATCGCGGCTCCGCCTTTAGCGTAACCCTTAGTCTTCATGGCCGCACCGCCCATGTTCATACCGGGAGGCGTGGCACTTCTACGACCACGCCCTCTAGCGCCGGCTCTTTTACCGGGCTTGAAGCCGTATTCGTCTGAAAGATCTTGGATAACGCTTGTGGCTTGCTTGCTTCCCTCTGCGCCTTGGACAGAGTCAAGGAGATTCCTTTGCGCCCTGCTTAGCGTAGATCGACGTTGAGCGCGTGTTGCTGGGGGAGCTTTTTTGCCCGGACGAACAATCTCATTGCCCGGCTTCTTCATGCCCATTGGAGCGCCGCCTCTTCTGTAGCCTTTTGCCTTCATTTACCTTCTCCCAAATAAACCTGAGTTTTTGTTGATTGTTCCGCCGCGAGCGGCGAATGTTTTTACCATTGTAGGCTTGCCGCCTACGGCTTGTCTCTTAGATCTTTTTCTGGCAACGGCACTTTTCTTTTGGTCTTCGCTCATGCCTGCCGCCTTCGCTGCGGGCACGCACTTTGGGTATGACCTGCCACTTTTTTTTGATGCGTTTTTTCGGCCACACGACTGGTATTTACCGTCCTTCTTGGGAGCGCCAATATCGACCCAATCTTCGCTAAACCATTTAGTTAAGCCTGTCTTAGCCACGGGGTACTCTTGTCTTTTTTTGCTTGCTAGGCATGATAGCGCCGCATCCCCTGCCCTGAACCATAACGGATCCGCCAACATTCATGTTTTTTGCTATCGCTTGACCGCGCTTGCGCTCGTAGCGGCTAAGCTTTCCGTCCTTGTTCAAATCGCTTTTCTTTGCATCCAATGTAACTTCTCCGCCGGTTGCGCCTTTGTACTTGCCGCCCATCTTCTTGTATTGCTTCACCATGTACGCATTTGCGTATGCTGACGGATAAACGTCAAACTTAGCCTTGGCCTTGGCCTTCGCCTTGGCATAAAGGCTCGGGTTAG